GCACCTGCTGGTAAATCAACTTCAAAACCACCGCCTGCTGTATTACAAAAATATCCTTCACCATTTGTAGCTGTGAAAGTTGATGTTTTAATTGAAGATGTCTGCCAGTTAACTGTTCCTGTACGACCAAAGCCAGTTTGACTAGCACCACTTGCTAAAGCTACAGTTCCACCACATCTACCTAAAGTTACAGTAGTTGCATCTACTACTGCAGTTTTACAAGCACCTCCACCAACTGTTATAGTTGAGCCTGATTGTTGTGTTATTTGATCTACTTCTATTTTACTCATACTACTACTAATACTCCTGTTACAGTAACTGTGTTAGTAAATGTTACTGGTCCTGCAAGAACTGCATTTTCAATAACCATATTTTTATCTAAAGTTGCCGCATGATGATAAACAGTTTCTGAAGCTGGTTTATCACCTATAAATTCTTGTTTATATAAATCCGCCATTTAATCTCCTATGTACTTATAGAGTCAACTCTACTTATCCAAACATCTACACTTGATGCAGCACTTGATTGTCCTTTAAGAACATCTGTATTCTGCATAACGATTTTAGAACCTGATTGTACTAATTCAACTGAACTAGCAGCAGGTAAGCTCAAATCTTTAACAAGGTATCTTGTAGTAGAACCGCCCTCTGAAATCCATACACTAACAGTAACAGCATTAGCTGTTATATTAGCAAGTCTTAATCCAACAATAGCATCATCACTATTAGCTGTTAATAGTGTTGTAGCTGAATTTGTTATCTGACCGCCTTCTGATTCAAAGTCTTGTGCCATTTATCCTCCTTATAATGCTATTGCCATAGCTGTAGCAAAACCTTTACTAGCAGCATTTGTTATTTTACTTACATTAATTGCATTTACTGCAAGTGTAATTGTTCCAGATGTTGTTATTGGTGTTCCACTAACAGTAAATTCTGATGATCCACTATCCGCTACTGCCACACTTGTAACTGTACCAGTAAATGATGGTGTAACTCTTGAAAAAGTTATATTAACTGAACCTATAGTTCCTGAATTATCAGTAGTACATAAATAAATTCTATCCGCTTCTGTTGAACCTTCTTGAACAATAACTAGTTGTCCAGCAAGTTCTGCTACTGTATTAAAATCTGGATCTCTACTTGCAGCTCCACTTGCTACTACTTTGTAAATACCATTTTCTGTAGCATCTGTTTGATCTTTTACTAAAACTTTATCATTTGTTGCAAGTGTAACACCATCTAAAGTATCTCCATTTTCCAAAGCATTTGATAAATTAATATTTGCTGTTGTTGCAACTCTTGTAATAATTCTTGTTTTTAATCCTGCAACTAAATCATCTACATAACTTTTTGTAGTAACATCTGAACTACCAGATGGTGCAGACATCCCAGTTATAGATCCACCTGTTATGGCAACACTATTTGCTGCTTGTGTTGCTATTGTGCCTAATCCTAATGATGTTCTAGCAGTAGCTCCAGATTCTGTAACAAAATTAGAACCATTACCCACAATAAAATTACTGTCAGTTGGAGTTAATCCTGCTATATCTGTAAGCTGTGCATCACTTGCTTGTTTAGCATCTATTTGTGTTTGAATACTTGATGTAACACCATCTAAATATCCAAGTTCTGTTGTTGTAACATCACTAACTTCTACTTTACCTGAACCATTAGATTGTAAAGCTCTGGATGCTGTTAAGTTAGAACTTGCTATTGTAGATGCACCACCTGTTATTGTAGCTTGTTTAGCATCTAATTGTGTTTGTATTGAAGAAGTAACACCATTAACATATCCAAGTTCAGTTTCAGTTGTTGTTGATACTGCAATTTTTTGTGAACTATTTGATATAACTGCTCTACTTGCAGTTAAAGATTCTGTATCAATAGTAGTTGCAGATCCTGTTATAGTTGCTTGTTTAGCATCTAATTGAGTCTGTAAATTTGATGATACACCATTAAGATATTGAAATTCTGTATCTGATATAGTTCCATCTGCAATTTTAGTTGCAGAAATTCCTGTTGGAATAGAATTATTTGTTTTTGATAATGCACCAATATAAACATTTGATATAGCTTCGTTAGAAAGAGATCCGCTATCCCAAGTTACATTAACAGTTGTATTTGTAGAAAAAGATGAAGAACTAATTGTTCCATAAATTGTACCAGGTGTTGATGCTGTTAATTTAATTCTTCTTCCAGCATGATAAACAGAAGTAACATTAACACCAGCTATTGTAAAAGATGTAGCTGAAGCATAAGCTGCTGTATAAGAAGCATCTCCATCTCCATATTCAATCCATTGTGCATCATTAAACCAATCCCTTGTATTTTTCATCAATGCTCTAATTGCATTGTTAAGATTTGAAGGTAACATTCCTTCTGCAACAGAAATAGAATTTAGTGAAGTATTACTAGCTTGTGTTGTTGAATAATCTTTAATATTTGTTGGCATCTATTCTCCTATAAACCATGCAAATGCTTTGTTGTTTTCTTTGTTTTTTTCATTTATCAAAGTATTAATAGCTTCTTCAATTTGTCTTTGAAAGAACTCTTGAGATTCAAAACTGTATCTAACATTATCTATATCATTTTTATCTGTCATCTCAATCCAATTCTTGAAGCATTAATATCAACACCTTGAGCATGAGTCCAAACAGATCCGCTTGGTGTTGTAACTTTAATTTTAAAATATCTACCAGATTGTCTTACTGGATTATCACCGCTTGTAACCATGCTTGAAGATGAAGATTCAGTTGCAGTATCTGCTAATCTTTCTTTGCTTTTAACTGTTACAGTAGATGTTGCATCCACAATTGGTCTAACATTAGTTATACTACTTCTATGTCCTGGAAACAACTCTAATTCTCTAGTTTCTATAGTTCCTTCATTTTCTGTTCCTGAAAATATAGCCGCTTTGTAATTATTATCTATTGCTCCTAAGTACATTTGACCACCATTCCAAAAGTCAGTATCTAAAGCAATATTAATAGAATCTAAGTTTTCTGATATAATATCCATTAATTCTACAGTATAAGCGCCCACAAACTGAGTGAATATTGTACTAGCACTAGCATCTGCTGTTGACCATTTTTTTGTAGCATAATTATAAATAATAACTTTATCGCAAATACCAGTTGTATTAGCGGTATTAGAAGCTGATGGATATAACCATAAAGCTAATTGATTAAATGGATCAACTGCTGCACAAATTCTATCTGTAAATGCTTTGTTTAAATCTATGTCAAAAAATCTATTAACTTTTTCCGCACCAATAGATATTACCTGATCTCCATTTAATTCAAAAAATCCATCATCCGCATAAAAAAATACTCTACGATTATCTTGGCATACTGTTCTGCCATACACAGCTCCTCTATTAGGAGATATAACTGATAATCTAAATATTGTTGCACCACCCACATAATCCATACGAACTATTTGATTTTGTCTAAATACATAACCATATTCACCAGATGTTATAGCAACAATCTCTCCACCTGAACCTGGTAAATCTTGTTGGTCAGCTTGTTTAGTTCCTGCTGTCCAAGTTGTAATATCGTTTATTCCTGACCATTGTATTCTATTTTGGTTTGTTGCTTGATTTCCTGTAACTAAAAAATCCCTAATAACTCCTGAAACTCTAAATGTTGGCGCACCAGTTCCAATAGCAGAGAGATTTGCAAAGTTTGTTGAAGTTCCCATTAAATAATATTGAGGCGCATCAACACCATTACTTGCAATTATATAATTACCAAATTGAGTAAAAGTAAAATAATCTGTATTACCACCTGTTAGACTTCCTTTTCTTGATGTAAATGTTCCACCATCTAATTGATAGATGTCAGTATTTTTTGCAACAAAATTATAAACATTTCCTGCATTATCTCTAAATGAACCAGCACCTCTACTATCTGCACCAATATTGTTTGATGAATAATTTACTAATGAAGGAAATCTTTTATAAGAATTTTGTGCGTAATAAACATTATTAGCTGTTGTAGCTCCAGGATTTAAGTATTCTGGCTGGTCAGGTAACCATTCTCCAAAAGGTATTTGCATTTTTCTCCTATTGGTTATTGTTTGTTACTGCAACATAGTTATCATTAAATGAAGCTGCTACTGTAACATCTGTTCTTTGTTGCATAGGAGCATTACCATATTGATCTTCTCTATCGTTTCTGTCTAATCTTTCCATAGCTGTTTCGTACATTCTTTGCCATTGTTGTAATCTTTGAGGATCAACACCGCCAAGAAAATTAGCAGCATGGTATAAAGAACCATATAGATATATTGCAGGATGGTTTGTTAAAATATAATTAGTCGTATTTGAGTCTGATAAAGGATCAAACTCTTTGTAATAATTTAAAACACCTGTGTATGAATCTGAAGGAGATGGTGCAAATCTAAAGTTATCACCTAAAATTGTAAAAGTAGATGGTTGTCCTGAAGTTGAACCACCTTTAATTTGATCCATTTGTGCTGGTGTAATGTACTTCAAAGAATATTTAACACCACCATTTAAAATATAAAAATCTCTTACTTGTAAAAATCCTGTAGGTAATGCTTTTGTTTCTGCATCAATAGTAAAAGAACTATTTGTTGCAATCATTTTTCTAATTCTTAATTTTGAGTTGAAATCTTTTTCAGCAAGTACAATAAAATCACCAGATATTTCTGAAGTTAAATCTGATCTATTTAACCAATTTGCTATTGATGTTTTTAATGCTGAATATGTATTTAATGCCATTATAATCTACCTTCTGCTGTTTTAAAATATCTAAATTCACTAGAATTTAGTTTTTTTTTAAGTATTTGCTTTTGTACTTGTTGTGGAAGTGCAAACCAATTACGACTTCCATTATACTCATTCGCCCAAACAGATAAAGCGATAGTTGGTATTGATGCTACTCTTTTTAAATCTCTTGATTTAGAATAACCATCATTTAGTGTAAATAATTTTTTATTGTGTTTAAGATGTGAGTCTATATTTACTTCTTCTTTTATTGCAATTTTACCATCCATATCATCTTTCATATATGTGGTTTTTTGCAAACCATTATAAGTAATATCTTTTTTCATCTACCCTGACCTCTATATTTTTTTTTAGAAAATTTTTTATTTGGTTTTTTACTATGCCTTCCAGGTCTTTTTCTTGGAGTTTCTTTGACATAATTATTTACACCAAATAAAGGTTTTTTCTTAGCCACTAAGCACTCATTTCAACAACAGAAATATCATCACCGCTAGTACCTATAATTGCAACTTTTTCGCCTGGTGAAATTTTAAAAATTTCTGGTTCGTTTGCAGGTATAAAAATACTGCTAGTTGTTGCAGTTGGATTTGCACCAAATAAAATATGAACTGCTGCATTTGAGCAAATTCTTACATATTCTGACTGTGATCCAAAAGCTGCTGATTGAGTTGATGAACCACCACTTAAGGCAATCATCTGAACTGTTGTAGGTCTTAATCCATAATTAAAACTCATATTTATCTCCTATATTAAGAAGGGGGAAATACCGCTAGGCAAGATCCCCCTAAAGTTAATTATCTTCTTATAACAAATGTTACAAGTAATTTTTTAGTTCCAGTAGAACCACCATCTGTAATCATTTCAATAGTTCCATCTTCTTCTACTCTGTTAGCAGCAGTAGGTTCAGATGAATCTACAGTACCAGCAGCAGAACCAGAATGAGCTACAGTAATTCCGCCATTAGTAACAGCAGTACCACCAATCTCAAAACTAATTGCTGCATTTCCTCCAGAAATAGCACCTTGTAAAGCAGTTATGATTTTAACTATTTTACCGCCATCTGGAACAGCAACAAAAGTTGATGAAGCTGTAGATATATCTTCTATCTCAGCAACTAAAAAGTAATCGTTAAGTGTTCTCATTTTTATCTCCTATGTCGTTCCGCCCATAACCTTTTTAGGACTTCAACATTTGGTTGATTGAAAGGGGTGCAGTTAAAAAGGTTACACCCCTAACAATTTATTATTTATTACGAAGTTGTAAGGTCAGTAACCATACCACTTGCAAGTTCGTTTCTTGACTCAAGAGTGTACTCAGCAACCATGAATCTCTGATCTGCGTCAGCAGTCTGAGCTGGTGTTTGTAAAGTAAAATCTCTTAAGAAAGATACTGCAAAGAAGTCCATCTCTAAAATTAGAGCATCTTGACCTTTTTTAGCAGCAGTAGCATTGTTATCTCTAATGAATCTATTTGGAGCAACTTGTAAAGTTCCAAAATCACTTTCATAGACATCAATAGATGTAACTAATCTTCTGTCCTCTGCTTGGTCAAATCTAGTTGAACCTCCTGTGAACCCAGATAGTTTTTGTTTATTAAAAGCACCAACCATAATCATGTTTGGATTTCCGCCTTGATTAAAACAACTTCTCAAAACACCTTTTAACTGATCTTCAGTAAAAGCTCTTTGAGTTCCATCTGTTCTTACAGCACCGCCACCTGATCCTGATCCACCTGCACCAGCATCAACATTAGTAGAAATCCAAGTTTGAACTCCTCCTAATTTTCTAGCAGTTGTAGCATTACCAGCCGCAGCAGCAACATTTGATAAAAGAGCAGTTTCCATATCTCTTTTTAATTCTTTTGCAGCTTTTGCAACTTGATATGCTAACTCATTATTTCTACCAGCAGATGTTACAGCATCATTTGTTCCTGATACTTGAATCGCTTTAGTAGAGATTTGAGTGTAGTTGGTTAGTTTAGTTGTTGCAGACATTGTGCCATACGAAATACTTGCACCTTCAACCGCAGCATTAACTGCTGTAGCAGCTAAAGCATCAGTTTGCCATTGGTGAGAAGTATTTGTTGCTTTTGTTTTTGCAACACCTGACATAAATGGAGTTTCTGTTGGACTTATTGAATAAATAATGTCCGCTAGGTCCTCTCTTATGCCGACTGTTTGGTATGTTTGATATACAGCCATTTTTATTCTCCTTTTAAGGTTATTGGTTTATATATAACGCAATAAAAGATCAGTAGCATCTTTCGGCTTACCAGACCTTTTAAGCATTTTAATCTTCTCCAACCTTGACTGATTATCTAAATCTTCTTTTGTTGACTTTACTCCTGATTTAACAACTCTTGATGGTTTGACTTTTTTAGAAACTAAATTCGGTTTTACCGATTTAGCTTTTTGAAAATTCATTCCATCCATAATTACATCAAAATATCTTGAATCATAAATTCTTGAAACATCCTCATTTGAGAATCCTTTAGAACTCAAGTAGTTCATAATATTTGATTTAACTGTAGTACCCTTAATAGGATCAGCAATTTCAGGATGTTTTAAATGAAGTTTTTTTTGTTCTTCTCTTAATATTTCCTGAAACTGAGATTGTTGATGTTCTCTCAGTTTTTGCTGTGCTTGTTGTATCGTATTTTTTCGTTTCTGAATTCTACGATCAACTTTAGCAGCTTCAGTTGGATCTTCATCCCAAAGTCTATCAAGTTCTTTGGAATTCATATCATTGTTTATCTCAGCATTTAAAGTAACAACTAGATTATTTATGTCATCCATCTTAGTTGAATACTGATTTTTCAAACGATCTTCTTCGGCTTTTAGCTCTCTTTTTTCAATTGCTAACTCCTCAGTTTTTCGTCTGTAGTCGGCATCTTTTTGATAACCTGCTTTTAATTCTTCAAGGTCAACATCAATCTTTTCACCATTAACAATAACTTGGTGTAGATTGGTTTCTTGTTCATTTACAGCATTTGAATCTTCAGATGCTTCTTCTTCAACTGGAGCTTCCTGTTCAGGTTGAGCTTCAGGTTGTTGTTGAACTTCTTGATTATCTTCAGCTTTAGCCTCTGGTTCTTTTGGTTCAACTGGTGCTGCTTCTTTTTGAGGTTCTTTGATAACACCATTAGTGTCCATTAAACTCTCAATATGTTTTGCTGCACCTTGTACTGTCGCATTGGACAGTAAAGGGTTTGTGTCAGACATTAAGTCCTCCTATTGTTAAGCTGTCTTATGACTTGGCTTATTTTAACCTGATTGGTTAAAATTTTGTGTTTTGTTGTTGTTTTCTAAAATCATCTAACTGTTTTGAAGCAAGTTTTCCTGTTTCAATAACAGTTTGTAGATGTTGTTCTACTTTTCCAACAACATTATAAGCTATCCAAAGTTTTTCTCTGGTATCGCCTTCTTTAGCACCAGTTTTTTCAAGTAGTGCTTCAGAATAAAGTTTTTTAAGAGATTCTATTGCCTCTTGAAAAATTTTACTCTCTAATATTTGTTTGGCTTGGTGAGATCGGCTGATTTCTAGCGACCTCTCTGCCTGGTCTTTGGTTTCCATTTAATCCTTGTACCTGTTGGCTAAACATATTAGCAGATTGTTGTGCTTTTTCAAGAATCTTAGATTGATTAGCCATCATCATTTTATCTAAATCAGCATCTGCTTTTATTTTAGCTGTGTCTAATTGTGTATTATATTTTAATGCTATTTCTTTTATCTGCGCTTCAAATTCTAAAGCCATTTTTTGAGATTTTTGTTGTAACTCTTGATATTGTAATTCAAGATCAGCAATTTTTCTCTTATTCTCAGCATCAATTCTAGTAAATTCAATTTTTTCAATTGGTGTTAATGGTGGTGGTTGAGGAGGAGGCATCATTTGTTTTCCTACCTCTGGATCAACAAAATAGCTTTCAACATTTTTAAGACCTGCGTTTTCAATTATTTTTGACAATGTGTTATACATATTTTTAAGTGTAACCATTGGCATTTCTTTTCCACCTTGTAATTGAAATGCTTGAAGCTGTCTTTCAAGGATGTTGTTTAGTAATATTATCTGTTGCTCTTTTGAACCTGTACCTAGACCTACTACAATGTTAATATTAAATTTATCTTTCCATTCTGTAGGTCGTACTGGTACAAAGTTATTGTTGAGCATAACAATTCTTTCTTTGTCTTGATATTTAACCATCAATTCAAATATTTTTCTAAATAAATCTTTAACTCCAGTTTCGGCAAAGATTCTTGCGATCAATTCTGATCTCATTTGCGTTTGTGTCATTAACGCATTTACACCTGTTGCGGTTTTAGCATTGAGAGTGTCAGGATCTAAACCTTGAATTTGTTTAGAAATACCTGTTCTCACCTCTCTCACACTATCAAGATATGATAATAAAGGAAATGCTTGATTTGAAATTGGTTGAGATTGCAAAGGTTGCATA